TTCAAACCATATGAGATTAATCATCTTCTTACTACCACTGTGCAAAGATGATTAATCTCATATGGTTTGAAGAAACTCCGATCATTAAGATGGGGGCTTCAATTAAAAGTAAGATTAATGGAGAAGGTTCTTGGAAGTTCTTAGATGAGTATAAATCCTTCTTAGACAGTAAGACAGCATGGTACCGTCATATGAGTCCGGGTAAGGTGATGATGTGGCAGCAACAAATTGAAGAGACGATTGATGGCCGGCCACAGATGATTGGTGGTAAAGGTGTTATTCAAGGGTGTACTCTAGAACAAGATCCTACCAATGGTGTCGGTGGTGACTGTAGATTATTCTTCTATGAAGAGGGTGGTATCGCGCCTACTGCAGATAAGACTAAAGAGTATATGTTATCAGCTCTTTCTATGGGAGAAATTGTAACGGGTATATTCATCATTGCAGGATCTGTAGGTGAACTAGATCAGTGTAAACCTCTAGAGCATATGGTTAAGTACCCAGATGTAAATGATATCTATGCTGTAGAAAGTAACTTACTTGATGATAAAGGAACAATTGGTAGGACCGGATTATTCATTCCTGAACAATGGTCTATGCCTCCTTACATTGATAAGTTTGGTAACTCCCTTGTTGAAGAAGCTTTAGAATCTTTAAACCGTAGTAGGGAGCAGATGAAAAAAGATCTAGAGCCGGCTTTATATCAATTAAGAATATCTCAAAGACCACGTAATATTGCAGAAGCTTTTGCCCATAGAAGTGTTTCTTTATTTCCACAACATTTAATTACCGCACAGAAAAGAAGGATTGAAGATAAAGAATATGTTAACGAGTTCCTTGATATTTCAAGAGATGCCGAGGGTAAAATCAAAGTTGTTAAAAGTAATAAGATCCCAATTACAGAATTCCCAATTACTAAAAAAACAGAGGATAAAACAGGTGTACTTGTAGTAAATGAAAGACCTGATGAAAAAGCCGAATGGGGTACTTACTATGGATCAGTCGATCCTGTATCAGAGGGGAAGACCACAACTTCTGAATCTTTGTGTTCAATCTATATTTATAAAAGAGCTATTGAAGTTACTAGAATAGATAAAGCTGGTAAAACAGAAACCTTCATAGAACAAGACAAAATTGTAGCATATTGGTGCGGCCGGTTTGATGATTTGAATATGACTCATGAACGCCTTGAACTTATCATTGAATGGTACAATGCCTGGACAATTATAGAGAATAACATTTCTCTTTTTATCCAGTACATGATAGCCAAGAACAAACAGAAGTACCTTGTTCCTAAAGATCAGATTATGTTTCTAAAAGATCTAGGAGCCAACAGAAATGTATACCAAGATTACGGATGGAAAAATACCGGTGTTTTATTTAAGACCCATTTGCTAAGTTACCTTATTCAATTCTTAATGGAAGAATTAGATCGGGAAACTAAACCTGATGGTACTATAGTAAAAATCAAATATGGTATTGAAAGAATCCCAGATATTATGGCCATGGTTGAGATGGGCGCTTATGAAGAAGGACTCAACGTGGATAGATTAGTAGCTCTTGCGGCTTTAATATCTTTTGCTAAAGTACAAGAATCTAATCGTGGTTACAAGAGGCGCATTGATAATCTTGATGAGAAACATTTGGAAAAGTCAAAAAATTTGTATAAATTACCATATATGCCTTTCTCTAGCATGAACCGTAAAGGCGGTCGAAGTGGGAGAACAGGCTTTAAAAACTTAAGATAGCATGGAAGTATTAAATGCAATGGACCTAAAGTCCGGTAAGAGGGCTAAAGCTAACCGTATGGGTACTATAACCCAGCCAATCCAGTTCTTACCTTTTGAAGAAAAAGATGAGGAATGGACTTCCTGGAACATGGACTGGTTAGAATGGAATGGGATCAAGCAGATCCGCCGTAATGCTAGGCGTTTAATGAAGAATTATAAACTGGCTAAGGGTCAGATTGATAAGAGTGATTATATCGTAGAACAGGATAATGAGATGAGGGATCTTGTTGATACCCTGATCGAAGAGGACATGAGTGCATTGGAACTTAAGTTCTATCCAATTGTACCAAATATTATTAACGTTCTTGTATCTGAGTTTGCTAAGAGAAATTCTAAAGTAGCATTCAGAGGTGTGGATGAATATTCCTATAACGAGCAACTTGAACAAAAAAGATCTCAAGTTGAAGAGGTTTTACTAGGTCGTGCACAACAAGAGATGATGGCTAAGATGATGGAGGCCAATCAAGATCTTGAAGATCCAGAAGTTCAACAACAAATGCAGGAGCAAATGTCACCTGAGAATCTTAAGACCCTTCCTGAAATACAATCATTCTTTGATAAAGATTATCGTAGTATGTGTGAACAGTGGGCTGTTCATCAACATAAAGTAGACAGTGATCGTTTCTCTATGGATGAATTAGAAGAGCGTGCTTTCCGTGATATGCTTATCACTGATCGTGAGTTCTGGCACTTCCGTATGAGTGAAGATGATTATGATATCGAACTATGGAACCCGCTCCTTACCTTTTACCACAAATCCCCTGAGGCAAGATATATCTCCCAAGGAAACTGGGTAGGACGAACTGATATGATGACTATCTCAGATGTAATTGATAAGTATGGTTATTTAATGACCCAGGATCAATTAGAATCTCTTGAGGCTATTTATCCTATACGCGCGGCCGGGTATCCTTTACAGGGATATCAGAATGATGGATCCTACTATGATGCTACTAAGTCTCATGAGTGGAACACTAACATGCCGGGCCTAGCTTACCGTCAATTGACTTCTATGATGACCAATTCACCAAACGGCGGATTTGATTCTATCACTGGTGGTGGAGATATTGTTAACTGGATCATGTCAGAAACAGAAGACTACGCTCCATTAGGAACTGCCTTTTTATTACGTGTTACAACAGCTTATTGGAAATCTCAAGTTAAAGTAGGACATCTTACAAAGATTGCCGAATCAGGAGAATCTACTGTAGACATTGTAACAGAAGATTATACTATCACCGACAAACCGGTTTATAATAACCTATTAATCAAGAATAAGACAAAAGATACTCTAGTATTTGGAGAACATATTGATTGGATCTGGATTAACCAAACCATGGGTGGGGTTAAAATAGGTCCCAATTTACCAAGTTACTATGGTATGAATAACGCCAATGGAGTAAGTCCTATGTATCTAGGTATTGATCGTAATAAGATTGGACCATTAAAGTTCCAGTTTAAAGGAGATAATACACTTTATGGATGCAAACTTCCGGTTGAAGGTGCTGTGTTTAATGACCGTAATACAAAGTCAACTTCACTTGTAGATCTTACTAAGCCATTTCAAATTGGATATAATATTGTAAATAATCAGATTGCTGATATTCTAGTTGATGAATTAGGTACAGTGATCATGCTTGATCAGAATGCTTTACCGCGTCACTCTATGAACGAAGACTGGGGTAAGAATAACCTGGCCAAGGCCTATGTGGCAATGAAGAACTTTCAGATTCTACCTTTGGATACTACTATCACAAACACTGAGAACGCAATAGGTAATACTCATTTTCAGGTAATGAATATGGAGCAGACTCAACGTATGTTATCAAGGATTCAAATGGCTAATTACTTTAAGCAACAATGCTTTGAAGTTATAGGAATTACACCTCAACGTTTGGGTCAGCAGATTGGACAAACAGATACAGCCAAAGGAGTAGAACAAGCAGTGGCCGGCTCATATGCGCAAACTGAAATGTACTTTATTCAGCACTCTGATTACTTAATGCCTAGAGTGCACCAGATGAGAACCGACTTAGCTCAATATTATCAGTCTACCAAACCTTCTCTAAGATTACAGTACATGACTAGTAATGAGGAAAAGGTGAACTTTGAGATGAACGGTACAGAGTTATTACTGCGTGATCTCAATATCTATTGCACTACCCGCGCGAACCATAGAGCTATTTTAGAACAAATGAAACAATTGGCCATTGGTAACAATACTACCGGCGCTAGTATCTATGATCTAGGTAACTTAATGCAGGCAGAATCACTAGCTGAACTTAATACAGTACTTAAAGCTACTGAGAAGAAGGCTACCGGCCAACGTCAAGAAGAAGCTCAGAATCAAGAGAAGCTCAAACAGATGGAAAGTGAAGGACGTATTAAAGAACTTCAAATGCAAATGGATCATGATGACATGACTCAAGAGAAGAACATCCGTAAGGATATATTAGTTGCTGAGATACGTGCAGCGGCAATGGCCGGTGCTGTAGATCTTAATGCAAATGCTCAAAGTGATTACTTAGATGCGTTGTCTCAGATTCAAAGTACAGATGAGTTTGGTCAGGTTATGGCTTTTGATCAAGAGAAAGAGGCTAGTAAACAATCAATTACAGCAGATAAACATGCAATTGACCGTGAAAAAATAGCTGCACAAAAAGAAATTGCAGCCACTAACCTCAGAATTGCGCGAGAAAATAAGAATAAATTTGACACTAAGAAAAGATTGGATAAGAAGAAAAAGGAAAAATAGCGTTATACTGCAAACAAATTAATTTTGGCTTTAAATAATTCCAACTTTATAAAGTTTATTTGTATATTTTTGCTGTATTAAAAATAGCCAGTAATTAAACCAACATAAACCAACAATATGGCCGAGACAACAACAACAACTAAAGAAGTAGAAATCGATGAGATTGCCACTTTATTAGCACAACCGGGATCAGATAGTATAATGCTACCTGAAGAGAAAGAAAAGAATAATCTTTTTTCCCGTAAACAGGTTGACCTAACGTTCCTTGACAAAAAACCTGATGGAAATCCTACAGGTAAAACAGCAGAAGAAATAGCAGCTGCAGAAGCAGCGGCAGCAGCGTCTGCTGAAGAGGCTACAAAAAAAGCAGCAGCAATTGCTGAAGGTAAAGCCGCTTTAGAAGAAATCACTAATCTAAGTGATGATGAAATAAAGAAGAATGCCGGTTCACCAGGACGTCCAAAAACAGACAAAGATGCTCTTTATCAAATGACTAAGAAGTTAATTGAAAAGAAGATGATTGTTCCTTTTGAGGATGAAAAACCTTTAGAAGAGTATACACTTGCTGATTATGAGGAATTGTATGAGGCTAATGATAATGATAAACAACGTAAGTTGGAAAGTGAAACACCGGTTAAATTCTTTAACTCATTACCTGATAAGTTGAAAGTTGCTGCAAAATATGTAGCAGACGGTGGTCAAGATCTAGAAGGTCTCTTCTTACATCTAGGACAAGCTGAAAGAGTAGCTAAACTAGACCCAGAAACAGAAGGTGGTTCTGAAGCCATTGCTCGTCAATATCTACAGTCAACTAACTTTGGTACTCCAGCTGAAATTGAAGATCAAGTTAATGAATGGAAAGACGTAGATGGTATGCTTGAGAAAAAAGCAAATCAATTTAAGCCAAAACTAGATGCCTTACAAGAGCAATTTATCAGCTATAAACTACAAGAACAAGAAGAAATGCGCAAAGAGCAAATTGCACAGTCTCAACATTATATGAAAAACGTATATGAGATTCTTGAACCCGGTGAACTTAATGGAGTTAAGCTTGATAAGAAGACTCAAAGTTTACTTTATGTAGGACTTACACAACCCAAATACGCAACACCAAATGGTAAGCAAACAAATCTACTAGGTCATCTACTTGATAAGTATCAATTCATAGAACCTAGACATGATTTAATTGCTGAGGCGTTATGGTTATTAGCAGATCCTGAAGGATATAAAGCTAAGTTAAGAGAAGGTGGTAAAAAAGAT